GCCTCATCTAAAGCAATTTTAACGCGCTCTAATTGCTTGGCTGTAGTCTGTGACTCGTTCTCTGCAAAATTGCCAAATGTGCCAGTAAGTTGCTGAAAGATTGCATCAAAGTCTTTGCTCTTTATGATATCTGCATCAAGGCCAAGACCAAGCTTGCCAAGGGCGGTAGTGTTGCCATCATAGGCTCTACCTAAAGCGTTGGATATTGTTTCAAGTGGCTTGCCTGTAGCTGCACTCAAATCTAATGCCAAATTTAGCAGCTTCTGAGCTTCTTCTACATCTTGCGTTGATCTGACCAAGCGCGTAAATGCAGGTCTTAATTCATCGTCTGTTACGCCAATTGCTACGGAAGTTTGTTTTATATATTCTTCAACGCCAGCAATTTGTTTAGCCGTTGCTCCAGTAGTAGCTTCAATAGTTTCGGCTAATCGGCGCTGTGCTGTCTCATCCTCAGCAGCGGCTTTTACTGCGCTGACTGCAAATGCTCCAATAGCTGCTCCAGCAGCGGCAAATGCAGCAGCGGCTTTTATACCAAATTCTTTGGCCTTTTCGCCAATCGAATCTACATCTTTAGATCCATCTTTCAGTTTTTTCTGAAAGTCAGCTGTATCGGCTAGGAGCTTAAGCGTTAATGCTCTGGAATCAGATGCCACTTATGCCCCACTTATCTAATATCTTATTAAATGCAGCAGTCCATTGGCTGACGATATTTCTTTGTTCTCTGCGTAGCGTTGGATAAATAAACCAACCGCGAGAACCCCGACCTAATCTGCCAGAGTAGCTAGGGAATTGCTTGAATTTATTAGAGCCAAATTCATACCCAGCCCAAAGCTGTTGAGTAGTTGCCCCACCGCTAAATCTTTGACTAGCAAAGCCGTAACGGATTTCGCCTGTAGTGCTGGTCTTACTTACTTTAGATCCGCTTACGATTCTGTTTATAGCTTGTTGCCCTTTTGAGCGACCACCAGCAGTTGAAGCGATTTGTTTTTGTAAATAGGTAGCAAGATTGTTGGAGCTTTGACGAGCCTCGGCTTTAGCTTCGTCACCTAGCAAGGTAAAGGCTTTATAGACTTGACGGAGCTCTGTCCGATCAAATGCTGCTACTTCCTCAGCCATTGCTATTCATCTCCTTTATCACCTCGACTGCAGTTGCCAAATCGTCCCAGTCATCCCAGTATTGCATTGGAATCCCAGTCTTAATGGCAACTATTACTAATAGCCGCCTTACGCTGTCGGGCTGATGGCTTTTGGGTCATCGTTGCCAGTCCTAACATCGGCAACAGTTTCCATCCAGATATCGAAAGACTTGACTGGCTTACCAGCACTTTCGCGCTTATAAGCGTTATATGCCAAGAACAATAAATCCCAGATTCCTATATTGTCCTGCGCCTTTGTGATTGTGTGGCCTGTGGTCTTTTCCCACTTGGCCCACTCTGGCGGTTGAGCAACATAGGTGGCAACTTCGCCTCCGTTGTATTCAATTGTAATTGATAATTTCATAGCTCCCGATGCTCCGATCTATTAGGCAAAGTTCTCTGATGGTGTTCCAACGACTGTCATCGTCCAAGTATCAGTTAGCGCTCCTGGTGCTGCGCCGCCTGCTGTTGGGAAGATTGGCAAGACATTGAAAGTAAATACTGCGCCAGTTATGGCTGTGAATGAAACTGCTAGTGTGGTGTTAGGTGCTGTTTCTGCATCTGTCCACATTGCTTCGAATAGAGAGCTTGCAACTCCCCAATCTTGTAGCAATTCGATTGTGAATGTCCATTGTTTATCAACGGACTTATAGGCGCGACCATCAAGAGTCTGATAGGTCTCGATGATTGTTTCGCAGCTTAGGACTGCGCTTGTTGCTTGGGCATCGTAGTTAGCGCTATCAAGTGTGAAGGTAACATCGCGCCCAGTTATTACTGTTGTTGGCATTTGGGTCTCCTATGCGGTTTGCTCGTAGCGGACGCTCAAGCGTATGTCTGCAACCAATAAATTGGTTGTTCCTACTGTTGTTACTGACGGCCTATCGACTGTCGATAACTCATACTTGGAAGCGTTTAGCGCTCCAAGAATACTAATAATTAATTGCTCTAAATTGTCTAGTGATGCGGCGTTGCTAAAATATGCAACGCAAGCAGTTATTGTGTAATTTAATTTAACGCGAATAGTTGTCTTGCCTAAGACTTCAAGTTCCATATATGGCGCATCTGGGACGCACACTATTGCAGGAACGATAGGCGCTTCTGGAACTGAATCATAAATGTTGGCGCTGCAGCCAGCCAGAGCGGTTTTAAGTTGGCCTCTGACATCTGTGGCAATTGTTGATGGCATTAACCGACCATCGTCTCTACATCAAGATAAGGGCCTAGAAGGCCAGTTACTTTGGCAAGTAAATTCTTAGATAGGCGGTAAGGGGTAACTGCGAAATCTACGCCTTCTATTGATCCACCAGCGGCGGTTCTGGATTGAAAGATTTCAACGGAGATAGCCAGAATAGCAGCTTCAGCATTGGGGTTTCCGACATAGGTCGATAATCCAGATAGCGCAGCGTTTCCTGCTGGGATGATATTTTTTTCCAATATGTCTGCATTGGTGATTGCGACTGTAAATACATAATCTGAAATCTCGTCATCGGTTACTGTGTGAGTGCCATTGAAAGGAGCTCCGCAGCCAGTAATAATTACGGATTGGCCTTCTGTGAATTCTTGAATTGTTGCAGTTTCAAAATAAGCAATATTATTGGTCAGTTTTACTTTGTTAATTTTGCTTTGGAAAGTAACTAGCATTGGGAGAACTAGATTTTCCGAGGCATCTACTATGTCGCCTAAATAGGCGTCTGAATATAGGGATGACGAAACGCCAAGAATCGTCCTAAGCTCTGAAGCCGTAACTATCGTTGGCATTTCGTCATCCTTTCAAGCAGTTAGGTGAGCGGCCAGCTCGGGAGCGGACTGGCCGTCACTATTTTGAATTAACTACGCAACCATCCAACGATAAGCGCCAGCGCCTACCTTTGTTGCAAGTGCGCCATAACCATAGTAAGCAACCTTGATCTGGCCAGTTGCTACCTGTGCAGTCTCCAAGCGGAAACGGCTTGACTCATACCAAGTATAAGCCTCTGGGTTGATGATGATGATTGTGTTATCTCCAACACCTGAAGCAGTTGTTAGATTGCGATCTACGCGGAAGTTTAAGCCAAGTAGATTGCCAGTTGCGGAACCTGCTCCAAGATTTCCACCTTGATTCATATTGCCAATCAAGTTCTGGTAAATCGGACGGCCAGCATCAGCAAGATTCTGGATTACGCCCCATTGCTGAGGAGAAGCGATAATGTTTTGTGCGAATCCTAGAGTGTTGGAGTAAATTGAAACTCCAGCATCGGATACGAAGTCAAGAAGTCCAGCTGCATCAAGAGTGCGGTTTCCGCCATCTGTTCCACCAGCAATTAAGCCAGTTACAACTGCTACATCTGTTGCCTTTGCATAGGCATATTCCATTTGACGGACTAACTCATCAAAGAACGCAGGAGAACTTCTGTCAAGAAGCTCTACGGAAAATTCTTGACCGCCCGCATATTTCTTGACACTCACAGATAAAAATTCACTGGTCATCCCTGTTTCATCAATTGTTGCTTCTTCAGCTTCTTCTCCAACTGTTGGAACTGCTGTGAGCTTTGGAATCTCAAAAGTCATACCAGCATCTGGTAGAACTCCGCGAGATACTGAATCAACTGCTGGACGATCAGCATTTGCAAGAGGATTGATTACCTCAGTTAATTGACGAGTTGGGACGAGACCAGCGTTGTTTGTTGTGGTGTCATCTGCTGCGCGAACATAAGCGCGAGCATCGTCATTTCCTAGAGCAGCGCGAACGCTCATTTCTAGGTATTTGGACTTGGTGAACTCAAGTCTTGGAGTTGTGTAGAAAGCAGGCTTTGGAGCTGCAGCTTCTACTTTGGCTGCTTCTACCGCTTCTTCAACGGCAGGAGCAGGAGCGGTAGTGTCAGACACTTGGTCTCCTTCGGTTGGTTTGTCTGAATCAGCGGTTGCCAAATCAGAATCTTCTTTTGGTGCTTCATTCTCTGAAGCTGCTACTTCGCTTACGCGAGCAGAATCAATTGCAGGATCAGTAACTAAGGAAACTTCATCTAAGGTTGCTGAGGTAATCTGCATAACGCCTTTGTTGTTAGTCCATTCGTTAATCTGGGCGCCAACGCTAAATCCATCGCGCAATCCTTCAGTTGCTTCAACTAGGGCATCTTCTCCAGCCATAGTGTTTGCAATCTTAAAGGTGGCTTCAATCCCATTAGCAGTTACATTGTGAGAGACCATCTTGCCAATTGGGCGAGTGCGGTCGTGCTCAAGAAGCAACTTAACTGGCTTGATTTCGATTGAATCTGCTGCGAATACTGTTGGGCCAACTGAAGTATTGCCTTGCTCATTCCAAGTGACAATAGTTCCAGTAATCGTTCTTTTAATAGTGTCGGCAGCTGTTACTGCCATTGGCATATTAACCTTCATTTGGAATCAAATCTTCCTCTCGCTGAATTTGCTCAACGCTCATCGCGCCAATGCGGTTTAGGATTTCATAAACTTGAGCTCTCTCTAATGCGTTACCGCGTAGGAAGTCATCAAGTGCAAAGCGCACCATCACAGGATTAGGAACGAAGTCCGGTAATGATAAGCGTTCCTCAATTGCCTTAAGTATTGGGCGAAGTGAGAAATCTACTAATGAGCGCCGTTCTGAGACTGCGTTTGAATAAGTCATTGAAGTCGATTCGGCGCTCAAGAAGTAGGCAGGTATTCCACAGGCCCGAGCTAATTCTAATGCTACATATTGACGCGCTTCAGCAAGTTGCATTGCTTTAGGATCAAAGCCAAATTGCTGTAGTTCAACATCAGCATTTAGAAATGCAGTTGAGCGAGTTTGTCTAGCATTTTTCCAAGCGCTTAATAAAGCGGAAATTCTTTCGGCAGTTAAGTTAGTTCCATTTGATTTAAGAACCATAGATGGAGCAGGCTCTTTAGCATAATTAACTGCTGCGTTTTCAAGATAGACCGCTGCTGCTACTGTTTTACCAGCGCGATGCAAGAAGCCTTCATCTGGGCCATCGAATCTAATCAATGAACCTACGCCTTGAAGTGGAACTGAGCGGCCATCAACTTTATATCCAGTAATTTCAGTATTTAGGAAATCGGTATCAACTGTAACTCTATCTGGACTAACGCGAGTCCAGGCTCTTACTCGACCGCCATCTGTAGATGAATACATTTCTAACACTTGGCCATAACCAGCACCATAAAGCCAAATATCTTCCGCGAGCCAGTTGTAGATTACGAATCCTGCAACTCTTGGGTCTGGCTGATTGATAACTCTGTGTGGATCAACATACTGGCCAGTAATGCGATTGAAAGTTGTTAAAGGTAATGAGCCAATAGTTCCGCAGATGATATTGCGAGCTCTTGCAACGGATGGAACACTCATTGCTAATTGGCGAGTGGTATTAGTTGCACCGCCGAGAATATTATAAACTGAATCTGAAATCTGAACTGGTGTTAAAGCTGCTTGAACATCAGTAACGGCAATAGGGCGCTTGGCCTCAACTGCTGGAAATAGGAAATCTCTTATAGCACCCATTGCTTACATTGTAGGCGAGCGGACTTACACTATTTGGATATCTACGCCAGTTTCAGACTTGGTTGCGTAATGTGTCGCTAAGGCTGAAGCAATTGCTCCGCAAATTGTCGTATTACTTACCTTGCGACCCATTACCCAGCCGCCGTCTCCAAAGGGTAGCTTGACGGCGGATAGGCATTGCTTTGTCAGCTCATCTTGTCCCGAGTGAGCTAACCGCTGAGATGAGATTGCTCCCAGTAACTCATCGCAGCTTTGGGCATAGTCAAGACCATCTATCGGCTCAACCCTAATACCAGCAGGAGCTAATCGCGCAGCTACTGCCGATGCGGTTCTGGCTGAATAGGCAACCAGCTGAACTGGATATTTTCTGACCCATTCTGCTACAT